AAACCTTTGACGAAAATCCAAGCTCACCAATAGTCACTTCAACTCTGTCACCGACCGTTATTGCCATTGCCGAAAGGTTGGCTGGAAACGTCAACAGCTTCTGCTGGTCGCTCATCTGAATCAGCTTATTGGCTATTCGTTGAGCCATGTAGCTTGAGTTAGTAAACGGCAGCTCAATCTCGCGCTCTAAAGTCTCATTGTTATCACGAATTAACGCAGCAGTAAGTTGAACCCGTGGAGCCTCGACAGATTTGTGATTTTGCAACGGGTCTATGATGATAGGTTTGACAGCATTGAACCTGTCGGATCGCTCAACAGACGTTTTAACCGTCACTGGCCCAGCCAAATCATCTTCGGTCAATACATGACTAGATGCTTTATATACTCCTGCGCTGATAATGTATTCACCGCCAGAGTAAACTAGCGAGCCGTTCATTGACGACAGCAGTTTGTTGATGCTAGTCATGTGCGGGTCTGTGCCGAATAGAACGCCATTAGCGGTGAATCTCTTTTCAGTCCCGCCGGGGACAGGAACAGAAGCGTCGCAAGCGTCGGCTGCAACAATTACTTCAGGCCAGTCAATTTTATCTGTTGCGATGCCCATACCGAATTGAGTATTGGTTAGATAATCAGCCACGCACAAAGCTGGGTTGTCTGAATAGGCTATGTAGACTGGATTATTTGGATTTTCGCCAGCAGTATTGCCAGCAGCTACGTCTAATCGCGGATCGTATATTTTTCGACCTTTAACCAGAGCGCGAATGTTATTCGGTGAATACTTGCCCCAAAGTTCCTGGCTTGCAGTGGCTTCCAACAGCGTGAAAATCGTGTGGATATATGCGATTCCTTGGCCTTTGTTATTGGCGCTATAATCGGCAAATCTTTGGACAAGAATTGGGTCAGCAGTTTGACCAGCAGTGCCAAGATATTTGGCAACATAAACTTGGGTAATACTGCTTCCAGACACCGAAACTGGCCCGAATGTACCAGATATAACCGGCCCGTTTGGGTTGATTATTACTTCATCGTCAAGCCAAACGTCTGTAATCGCCTCGACTTCATGACCAGCAAGCGCAATAACGTGATGAAGGTCTTGGTTATCGCTTCCAGATAATCCTAAGAAAGCCAGCGGCCCAGACACCAGCGCTTGACCGTAGATTATTTTCATTGGCTCAACAGTGCTTTTTGATGTTACCTGCCTACTCCGGTCAGTATCTGGGACGCCTGGCATATCTGGCGTTAGAAGTTTGGTGGCAAGCATTGCCCCGCCAGCGATGATAGCCGTGCCAGCAACCAAGGTTACGCCCACGAAGGCAGAAAGACTCAGGCCAGCTAAAAACGCAGCACCGCCAACGGCCCCAATTACAGCCGATCCTACAGCGGTTACAAATAAAACTACTGGTGGCATAATTTCCAACCTTTTGTGATATATCTATCGCTGATTCTAGCCATGCCTTTTTCGGTTAAGCAAACAACTTCTGCCCCAAATTTTATTCCCATCGCTTCTCCGACGATAGGTAATTTGACTATAACAGGATCACCATCTCCGTAGTCTTCACTCGGCAATGTATTCAAAGCGAAAGAAAGAAGCCCTTCCAAACCACCGTGTTTAGCCAAAATCTCTTCAGCGCCTTGCTCGCTATCGTACCCGAAGCCTTTTGCATAATCTTTTCCGGTTAACTCAAAAAGAACGTGAGCAATAAATTGACAGCAATCGGCATCGCCGTATTTAAACTGTCGCCGTTTCCATGAATTTAATGCTTGGCGAACCATCAATCTATTCTGCGAGTCTTTGTATCAGCAGCAGTTCCAGCCGTTCCACCGCTATCTGAATCGCCGCGCCATTTAATTTTTAAACCATCAATTTTTGGCATAAACTCGAAGAAGGTATCTGAAGGATAAAGCCGTTGCTGTGTCTGATTCGTATATCTTAAATTGGCAGACCTATCGAATTCTGCTAATTCAGATTCGCAAGTAATAACGATCTGATCGCCAGACTCCCCCTCTTGACCAGCCGTGACGCTCATGACATCCATAAAGCCAGTCCACATCGATATCGGATCATCCAATAATTCATCGTCTGCCGATAGAACGCCGACATAAACCGTAACAGGTCTCATAAAATAATCTTCGTTCAAAGCCTGACCGGATATGGTTGCGTCGAGCGCCGAAAGAGTAAGCGTTATCGAATAAGGGCTGACGTCTGATCCTTCCTCAAGCGTTGAAACTGACCCAAGGCTTCCAACACCAAGCCAGTCCTCACCGCCCCAGGTGTATGTTCCGATTCCGTTGTGAACATATACCGTTTCGGCAGCAAATTCTAATTTCACAAAAGTCAAAACGGTAACATATGGTAAATCAAATGCGGCCAAGCTATCCGGTAAAAATGGTCTGCTCACGCTAATACATCCTCAACGGCTTCAATGCTGAATGATGACAAACCGGCGGTATCATTAGTCCAGCCAGACTTTGATGCCAGCATGAAAACTCCAAAAACAGGAGCATCGTAATCAACCAAATTGTTATCAATAGTTGGTTTACGAATAGGAGGAGCAATTGAAATGCTGACATACCCCAAACCATTTGAGTCGCAGTCAGCGGTTACCATGTGCAACTCATTATTAAATGCAACGTAATCACCAGCTCGCAAATAATTTGTCACGGAAAATGAAGCCCCATCGACCTCGAGTGTCGATCCTGTTTGGCCTCCGCCTCTTACAGATATTGTGCCGCCTCCTATGCCTCGTCGAACAAAAGAATGGTCGTGCAAATAAAATCTATGCTCTTGGCCATTCAGTTTTGTCAAAAATGCTTGCATCTCCGCCCTTTCACTTCCATGCAGATTCTTAAAAGACATGCTGACCTTCCAAAGCGATCCTTTGCGGCCTGAAGTTTGGACTGAATTTGTTAACGGTGACCTAAAAGTTTTGCTGTTCGTGACCAATTCAAAGCTAGTTGATGCCGGAGTTATTGATGGAAACATAAATGTTGTCATACAAATCTTCTCCGACGCATCAAATCTTGAATTGTAGCAATAGTCTGTGCGTTTGTCTGTTCCATTGCGGTTCTGATCTTTAACTCAACGTCTGGGCCTGAGCCACTAGCGTTCACATTATTAACAACTGTCACGCCACCACCGCCCATTGCATTTTTCAAGTTTTCATTAGTGGCTATTCGGCCAGATGTTCCCATCGTTAATAATTCTGGACCACGCTCACCAACCAAATATGATTGGCCGCCTCTAACCTGGCCGCCTAATGCTCTTGCTCCAGTCGCAGCGGTGCTTAATGCCGCTGTAGCCGCAACAAATGGCGCAGTGGCAGCAATGGCTCCAGCTGCTGCTGCTGGGGCCAAAGCTGGCCCAATTATAGGAATTGCTGCTGTAGAAGCAAAAGCATTGATTGCCGCAAGCTGCTGACCAGCTAACGCATTAAAAGTCATGGCAGTCCCAGCAGTTGCTTGCGCCGTCTTTCCCATTATTTTTTCAACGATCCAATATGCAGCCCATTGCGCCGCCATATTGGATAAAGCATGCACTAACGATTGAGCTATTCCTGTTGCGAATTGTTTGAAGGATTCTTCTGCGCTTTTTGCTCCTGTTATAAATCCTTCAAAAGCACCGGCTAAATTACCCTGAAGACTTGTGGCCATATTAAAGCCAAGCATGTCAAGATTGTTCATTGACTCGGAAGTTATCCTCATCCACTCGCTCATATAAGTTGCTTGTTTTTCTAAATCAGTCACTCTTTGATTTTCTAAAATAGCCGATATTTCTCCTTGTGCGGCAGAATTTAAAGCAACTGTGGCTTCCTGATATTTTTGCTCAATGGCCATAGTATCTTGGCCCTTTTGTTCTGCCATCATGATTGATGACATCCTATCAGTTTCAAGTGCAGCCAATTTTTGTGCCAGAAGATTATTGACTCTTTCAATTTCTGTATCATCTGCGGCTAATGCTGCGGCCAATCTTTTATCAATGCCATCCTGCATCGTTTTTAATTGTCGATCAGCAATTAACTTTTCACTTGCCGCTTTTTTCTGTGCAGCCTCGTCTTCTCTTTTTTCTCTTGCCATTGCCAGATCAATTTCTCGTTGATCCATATCCAAAAGAGCATTTCTGTGAGTATTTTCTAAATCTCTAAAAGATTCTGCGGCTTCTAATGTTCCATCTACTAAAGGCGCAAGCGCATTCGCGCCACCAACAGATAACAGTCCAATTCCTTCTGACAGTATTGCTGCTTGATCTGCTGCCAGTTTCATTTGATTGGCCGTGTCCACAACCTCTCGCCTGAGATTTACTAGGTCTTTGTCTGCTGCTGCGCCAAATGAAATTACTAATCTATCAAGTAATAATCCTAGATTGTCATATGTATTAACGTCTTTTGAGTCTAACTTTGAAACTGTATCAAAAAATTCTTTGGCGTCTTTTTCCCCTAATTTATAATCATTTTTTAGCTTATTTAGAGATTGCTCAACTTGATCCGTCAAGTCCCGCTGTTGCTTGCCCATCGGAATATCGAGAAATTTTGACGCTTCATCATTAACCGCTGCAAACATAGCCGGTAATTGACCAAAATCAACTCCCATAGCCGCACTTGCAAATTCTTCGATACCTCTTTTAGATTCATCTATTACAATATTGCTATCAACTAATTGAGATGTTAATTCTGCAATAGCAGCAACAGATGAAGCCCTAGCCAATTCCAGTATTTCTTTTGATAGCAGATGCGTATTACCTTTTGTTTTGATGACAGTAGCATCTAGTCGCTTTATTGCCTCATCGAGCTCCTCTGTTTTTACTTCTGCCGATGCCATTGAATTGTATAAAGTCCCGCCAATCATCGCTCCAAAAGCTATAAAAGCGCCAAGAACTGCACCCCCAGGTCCAAAGATAGACGCTAATTGGGGGCCTTGTTGGCCAAGTATTATGAAGGCTGAAGTGCCGCTCTGTGCTTGCACGGCAATATCCTGGAGTTGATAAGACACTTGCTGAGTTGCGCCTTTCATCGCCCTAAAGCCGCCGCTGGCTTTTTGTGCAGCTTTGTCTACATTGTTAAAGCTAGAGGTTGTGTTTTTTGTTTGTTTCTCAACTGTTTTGCTTGAACTTGTCAGTTCATCTAAGTTATCTGTTGCCTGTTGTATGCCTTCAGATTTGACCTCTAGAACCAATGTTGCTATTTCAGCCAATTTTATTTACCTCCATTGAATGCAGATCATCCAACGTTCTAATCAGGTCAATTTCAAATACCGACAACTCGCCGTATATATTGGCATAAGACTGTAGCTCGGTATAACTAATGCTGCCTTGCGCCGCATTTTTTAGACTGACAAACATTGCCCACAAATAACCAAGTTCATTTCGTAAAATCGGCGCTTCTTGTAACTCTTTTGGCTTTCTTCCAAGTGATTTCTCAACTTGTTTGAGATTTGTTAATCGACTGACTGATGAACCTTTATCAAATCCAGCAGCCCAAAACTGCCACTTGGCAAAGGTCGAAATCTCATCAATCAGCCCTTCGTAAAATTTTTGCGATCAGCAATAAAACGATCTAATTGATTGGCAATGTTTGGTGAATTTTCATACAGATATACTGCTTTTTCTTTTGTAAACTCAACCGGCTCTTTGTTTTCTTCAAGACCTCTCCAGCCAATAGTGACGGAAGCCAGCAATTCGCTTTCACCGCCTTCTTTGTTATCCAGCAATCGTCGGTGATACGCTCTCACAGCCTTCCTGTACGCCTTTGAGTCAATACCCTGTATCTTGATATAGAAATCGGTTAACTCGCCGTCTATCGGGCTTACAATGCGTAATTCAGAGCCTTCTTCATGATCTTCAACTGTATATAAACTTTTAATATCCATTTTTTCCCCCTAATTTAGAAAACGGGGCCGAAGCCCCGATTAGTTTATGCCGGCACTCTTGTAATTTGTATCTGTGATCCTGTTCCGCCATCGTATAACGCAACAAAATCAAGCGATACAGTTATAGCGCCTGGCCCACCTACTTCTGGATTGCCTGAATTATATTTTACATTTGGCAATTCAAAGATGTAGCTGTTTCCTTCTTGGTCGGTCAAAGTAAACTCAAGGCTTGAAGCCGTTTCTGAAATAAACTTATCAATTAACAAGCTGTTTTCAAAATAAGCCGTAATTGATCCGGTAACAGTTGATTTGCCAATAGACGGCAGCAATGTTTCATCGCTTCCAACGACATATAACGCTTCCATGCCGTTATCTATTGATAGCTCAATGCCAGTTACAACAGCAACGCTTGAGCCGCCTTCGTTCACTGATCCTGTAAAAGAATCAAATGGTGCAGATGTAGTTTCTGATGAATAAGTAGCGCCAGAGATTGCGGTAGAAGCGACAGTAAATGATTTGCCAATGATACTAAATGACCCAGTGACCATTGAATTTGGAGCAACCGATAAAGACATAGAATTAAACGAACAACCAGTTGATCTCAGATATTTATTTATGTCGGAATGATGACGCTCAATAGTAAAACTTCTGCGCGTTGTGCCCGCTAAAAGCACATCAGCAGCCCATGAACCTGCCAATGTAGCCTGAAGCAAATCATCAAATGAACCATAACTCAGCTCAATATTGACATCACCGCTTACGCTTTTATTGCCGTGCCTATAATGAGCAATTTGCCTATCTTGTCGCAATTCTTCAGATTCGATTGCATCCTTTGAGAGACCCAATGTTGTTCCGGTATGTCGAATCGGAACAAAAACGGGAAGTGTTGGCGTCGTGCCGAAAGTGCTTTCAGCGACATAAGCCATGTCATGCCTTGATCCAGTTGCTATTGTCATGATTACCTCGGGGCGACGTGCGCCATGTAGTTTATGGAGACAGAGATGACAAATCTGTCTTCTTCTGTAGTTCCTGAAGTGCGCGAAACATTACCTAAACGAACAGTAACGTCATTATAAACCAAATCAGTCCCGCGCTTAAAATGATTTGCAACGGCATCTGCTTTCGCTTCAGCCGAATTTCTACCATTGCCAGCAGTGGCAAATACGTCTACTTGATATATTCCGGTATATTCATCAATTCCATTATTTCCAAGACCGGCTTGTCTAGTTGCGCCAGCTAAATTTGTTGGCCTTAAATAAACTTCAGCGCTTGTTGGAACAAATGAAACATTTTGCCAAGCAATAGGATCACTTCCCAGACTGAGCAATTTTTGATCAAGCGCGGAACTAATGTTCAAAAAAGGCGTGCTCATTTAACAACACTCCTGATTGCTTCATCGATTGCAGTTTGAAATGCCAATAATGTGACTCTTACCATGCCTTGCGGTCTTTGTTTTTTACTGTGACCATATTCAACTCTAACGGCATATGGGAGATTGTTTGATATAAATATCGAATCATCTCCGGTTGCTTTTTCAACAGTGGTTGAAATTGATTTTATTGTTTCTGCACCTGAAGCATCTATTCTTGATGTTGTAGTTTTTATTGGAGTATTCCTTGATGCTTGCCAATTTCCTCTCAGCCTACCGCCTACATAACCCGCAGGAGCTCGAGGCGTTTCCCAAAGAATTGGATTGCCCACAGGGGTTGCCATTACAACTTTTCCAAACATATCAAGCGCAACGATTGCTTTAACGTCTTGTATATTTTGACCAGTCTTTTCGGCAAAATCTTTAATGTCTAAGGCGAATGTCATAATAAATCTCTGTTCCAGATGGAGATATTGGCATCACTTCCATTACCCTATAATTGACCCCATCAAACAAGCAATTGTCATCAATGACAGGAGCAGATAAACCTGATTGAAACAAAAGTCGAACATCATTTGCTTGAATTGTTGTGCCGTTAACTTCGGATTTATTGAACTGCATTCTTACGCCTTTGCCGGTCATTAAAGGTATTTGGCCAGACAGCGATCCATAATCAATCGTTTCAACTGATGCTTGCGTTATTAATCCGAAATCTGTTATTTCGCTTGGCAGAACCGTAATGCTTCCATATTCGGAAAAATATGATCCGGTAATTGGATCAAATTCAGCATTATATTTTCTTGTAAATACAGCATTGTTTCCGAATTTAGAAATCAGACTTGTTGCCGTTGTTTTCAAATCAGCGTAATTAAACACGATTTACTGCCATCACATTTTTGACCAATTTAGTCACTTTTGTTTCAGCAGCAGTTAAATATGTGTCGGGCCTCGCACTTGATGAATACTCAACCTCCAAATCTCCGACCTTTTCTTTGATAGTCTCGCGACCTTGATTTGCCAGAGGATTAACGCCGCCATCTATTGCAATCGCCAGCTCCATTTCCGCTTCTTTTAACAGTTTTGGAATTTCATCTGAGTCAACGAAATATCCGTCAAGCTGGACTCCATATCTCGGCCATTGCAAAGCCTGTGTTATACTGAACTTTGTGCCGTTGAAATTTTTTGATTCCAAATAATCCATTGCCTGAATAATTAGCACAGATGATACGCCGGTCAATGTAATACCTCTGTCGGCAGCATAAGTTGCTAACTCGGCTTCTGAGACATAGCTGTTGGAGTTTATGAGGCCAGCGCCCGTTTCAACTACTATTGTTGCCATTATTCGTCCTCAAGCCAGCCGTAAATTGATCCAGATACCGTGCAACTTTTATCTGATGACGCAAGTAATGCAACAACAACTCCCGAAATAAACTTGAAAGGCACTGGGAAATTGAAAGCTACAGTATTGTCTTGAACGCCAATTGACCCATAAGGCACTAATGCAAACGGGTTGTTAAATATATTTCCATTGTAGGAATTTGCGGCCAGCCTAATTAACACTCTTGCCGTAGTTGAACCGCTAACACTACCGGCAGTTGCTCCGCTCAAATAAAATACCTTGCCTCTTGGCACCATTCTGGCACTAGAAACCTGAACAGCGTTTCCGGCTAGTATTTCCGCGTAATTGTTTCCGTTATTTGTAAAAGTAATATTTCCAGCGGCATGAGTTAAAGCGCCAAAAGTTATCATATGAGCTAAATTGATAAATCTGATGTTTGTTGCGACTGTTAAAACGGGTGTTGTCCCCGTCATAGTTATAGTTTCAACTTGTTCATCGAGATTGTTATCTAAATAATGAATCTCAAGCGTTCTAATTCCTGTTCCTGCGGCAGAGTCATTTTCGCTAGTGCTAACTACAGAAATCCTGATACCTGTTGGGTGCGGAGAGCTAAACGCGCCATTTGACCAAATGATTTGATTAAATGTTTCGCCAACTAATTCTCGCTCGCCAAACGATCCAAACTGCACAGCTCCAGGTACATATCCACGAGCAATATCGTTATTTATTGAGTCAACAGGCAACCTGTCCAATCTTGTTACAAGCTGGTGAGATGTGTCTGCCCTTGCAGAAGTTGAAAGCCTGATTCCTTGAGCCGACAATTATTTTGCCTCGATGATTAAATGATTGGGGCGACCGAAGCCGCCCCTTTCACTATTAGCCCAACAGCAGGGCGGTATGCTCTGGCTTGATGTTTTTAACACCCCAAGCCAAACCAACCTCATAACGCACCTTTCGATAGCCCTTGTACATCGCAAATTCCATGCTCAAACCTGAGCGCGGATCAGTGATTACAATAACGTCCTCAGCCATATCGCCTTCTTCTGGGCGAGCTGGTGAACGAGCTGCAAGAACCAGCGCAGATCGGTTGAAGGCCATGTTACGAGCTGATGCAGCAGCAATGCTGACAGCCTTAGCAGACGCTGGCAGAGCTTGACGCAAGCCAGGAGCAGCGATAACGATGTTGCCAGGAGCCGCTACACCAGTGGTTACAACATACTTATTAGGATCGCCAGCGAAAGTGATAACGTCGCCAGCCAATACTGTACCGGAGCCGGTGATCAATGCGATGGTCGTTGAACCAACAGCAAAGCCAGCAGCGCTTGAGGTATAGTTTGTGCCTGTACCAGCGGCAGCGGTTTGAATCTGTGCTGACTCACGCAGAGGCATTCCAGCCAGATCAAGCAAAACGCCTTGACGCAACATTGAATCGGTACCAGCAGCGTTTACTGCTGATTGCTTACCGATAAAGTTAGCGCCAGCAGATGTGTTGATAACCAGTTGATTGTCGCTGATAGGCGAACCGTTATCCTTCAAAATCTTCATCACGTTAGACGCATCGGTATAATCATTGGCGGTTCCGAATGGAGTGGTGCCAGGGGTACCGTATGCGCGTGAGAAGGTTGATTGCAAACCAGCAAGGTCAATTTCAACCTCGTTTACCAAAGACCGGATTGCTTGTGCGATCTTGTTTGCTCGGGTTCCCATGTAACCTGGGCCGGTGTTCAGCTTCTTCTGATCGTCGCCAATAAAACCAAACTCAGCGGCTCGGCTCTTGGTGATCTGAATGATAGTTGAACCACTGGTCTGGCCAGTAGGCTCGGGAATGGTCATTGCGGGCGTAATATCTGAAACATTGCCGCCAGGCTCGACATCAACAACGATATTTTGGTTGATACCGGCACGCTGTGCGCTTGCATTCAGTGTTACAGAAGGAATAAGACCAGTCAATTCGCGAGACACTACATCAAGCGCCTCATAAATGTCTGGTACGATTGCAGAGATTGTATTTTCAGCCATGATTTATAACCTTTTTAATGATCAGTGAGAGTGCCGCCAGATTTAACGAATTCCATCCGACGCGCTGGGTCTAGTGCCTCAAATTCAGCACGTGATTTTACTTTTGCAGCACCGCCGCTATTTGAGCCACCAGCAGCACCGCCGCCCGATGATTGATTGCCCTTCAATAATGCCGAATATCTGGCATCATTTTTGAACTCGGCTTTGAGGTCATCGAGTGTTGAGACCGTCAAATCGCCTGAAGAATCCGTGACTTTAACACCGTCATCATGATACTTCAAACGCCTAGCAATGAACTCGCTTAACAATTCGGCATTTGGACCATCTGCTAATTCGGTTGCAACTTTCATTGCTGCATTATTTCGTTTTTCATTGGCAACATTTTGGCGCATTGCCTCTAATTCTTTTACTGTTGCCTGATATCTTTCTTCTGATGATTTGTGCAATTGCTCAAAATCACCTTTTTCTCTGGCTATGCGCTCCCGTTCAACTTGAGATTGTTCCTCTATTTCGCGTTTTGCGGTTTTTGCCTTTTTTGCCTCAGTTAACAGCTCGTCCATTTTAGACTTCATTGCGGCATTTTCAGCCATCAATGCTTTCAAATCAACGGTATTGTCTTCCTGCGCTTCTACTTGCATTTCTACTTCACTCATTACCTTCTCCCATGGTCACAAACCAACGTCCACTGGACGCATTTACAAATCGGAAAATACAAGTGGATTCATATCTTCCAATTGATTCAATGTGTAAACCCGACCCGTCGGATCAACAAATTTGTCCAGCGTTAATTTGCCAGACCTAAATAATCTTGACCTTTCAATGCCAAGTGCCTCATCAATAAACTCTCGATTTTGCCGCCTTAACCACCCGCCATATGTAGTATTTGAATCAACTTGCTCTGGACCGTCAGACCCGATTGATGGGCGAGTTGTTTTTACCTTTAATCCCAAATCGAATTCTTTTTTAATTTTTGGGATAGTTGTTGATCGACAGCTAAAATGCGCTGGCGGCATTGGACCTTGACCAATTTGATATATTTGACCGTCACGAGACATACAGATAAAAGTAGTTCTGCCGTCTAATGTGGCAACCCATTCGTATTTATCGATATATTTTTGGTTTTGTTTGTAGGTTTCTGTCCTAGCAACGCTGCTTACATGGTTGATAATCGTGCTGACCAATGATGTAACTTGGCGTTTCATTAAAGTGCTGATTAGCGTATTAACCTTTTGGCTGATGGTTTGAGTCGTATCGCCAAGAGTCACCCCGTCCGTTATTGCAAGCGCTATTTGAGCCAATTTTTTTGTGCCAAGGTTTGTCAAAGACTCTGATATTGTCGGGGCCACACCGCTTATAACGGCCATTGGCGTCGTTTCTATTGCGGCAATCAAGGTTACTTGCGCTGGCAATACAAAATCAACCGTAGCAGTATTGGTCATCATGCTTGCGCTAAATTTTGCTTCTGATTGCGCCAAGTCCAGCATTTCCATTTCTACCAATGCTTTTATGTCTTGAAAGCGTAACTGGCTTAATATCGTGATGTCCTTTAGTACATCCTGCAATCGCTGTGCTTGGAAGTTTGTTGGCTCCTGGGCAAGTCTAGCGTTAATCTCACGACGCAACCGATTAAGCATTTTGACAGCTTCTTTCGATTTGCCATCGCCATATCTTTGCAAAAATATCTGATGCCTTGTAGCTGCATCAATTAGATATTGAGTTGAACTCATTTCTTACCCGTTGGCAACGGCATTACATCGGCCCCATTACTTCAGCATCAGCTTCATCGTCAAGCATTTCATTAGTTCGCTCGGCATCGATCAAGTTAGAGCGTCTCATTAAATGCCTGATATCATCTTTCGCTATTACGCCTCGATCCATTAACTGAATCTGAGCCATCAATAATTGCGGATCAACACTCGCGTCATAGAATTCCTTGTTGACTATAATTACTGGCTCGGCAGTTCCGCCCATGTAATCCATTGCCCACCAAAGGCATTTATAAAACGCTTCTTCTATGTTGATAATAATTGATCCCAGCTTTGAATTCTGACCGCTGAATCGAATCTTTGCGGCTTCTGCTGTTTCAACACCGCCCTGATCTTGAATGATCCTGGTGCCGATTTTTACCATCTGCATTTCTTTTATTTCCATGCCTTTTAATGGCATTTGATTCTCAGATGCTTGCAATAGTTGAGCGCTTCCACCTTCGGGCAGCATTATTCCTGACCTTGACCCTAGAGATATACCGCCGCTCATGTTTTGCTCGACCCATGATTGCGTCAAGCCAGAAAATACTGGCGTTGGTTGGCCTACCAGAAAACTGGATTCCTCATAGTCTGCTGAGTTTCTATAATGGCTGATGTTTAATTCAGCGATATCATATAACGGAGCCTTATCTACCGATTCATCGTTATTGATTGACCCGACGAATATAAACGGAATTTCGTCCCACAAAGATCCGTCCATTTTTCTTGGATAGATGTTATATTCAGCCGCCTCGTATTCGCCTTCTTCTTCAGGTTCGCGCTCTGTCCCAAATAAGATTATCTCATTGTTTTCATCGTATAAATTTTGAACATATATGCCATCGTCAAGCCTTAGAACTCGATGATAAATACATTCTGTGGCTTCAAACCCATCTTCGCTGTACTTCATGGTTGGCTCGCGCAGGACCACCATCGTCAGCCTTTTAACGCCTCCATAACTTTCGGTTTTCCAGTTAATAATCGATTCCGCTGGATATGGAAGAATGTTAGCCCTTAAATTTAATGCTCTAACTTCGGCGTCAGTTAGCCCAAGTGGTGCTGAAGGATAGTCAACCAATAGGCCATAACGTCCGACCATTAGAGTTTCGCCAGCAGCATCTTTAATCATCTGCTCAAGCGATAGTCCGTCGCCATTAGCGTCGTCGATCATGTATTCAATGTTTGGATCGACTTCTACAGTGCATGGTCGTCTAAAGACCATCCCAAGCATGCCTTCTTTGGTATGTCCTGTGAAATTGACATAACTGGCCCGCTCTACATAAGCTCGATACCTTAGTTTATTTTCTGAACTTCCATCGCTGGAGTTTGGCGGCGGCAGATAAGCAGTTCCAGGCTGACCGCCTAGCAATCCCTCTGAGCCTTTTGCTCTGGACTTGATAGCAGATGCGCCCTCATCGCAATCGCGCACTAACTGCCATTTCTTGAGGTTTTTGGTGTATTCTTGGCGTGGTGTATCGACAGGCATATTTAGCTCACAAATCTTATGCGTAGATCGGCCACCGGCTTCACGACGGGCATTTCATAGGCGATGGGATATGTTCCCGCATCGGGAAGGTGGTCAAGATTGCTTTTTTTGTCTGGCGATCCATTGGCATCATAGGCCAGTTGCTCCATGCAACGCGCATATTCAGGACATGCCTGATCGTTGATTTTAACTCGCCCTTTTTCAAAAGCGACGTTAGTAGCGACAATCCGATCCTTGACCAGTGGATTCGATCGGTTGGCGTATATAACAAATCCTGCTGATTCTAGCAAGGAAATGTCGGATATTGAAGCATCGACCGATTTGCGGCTTCGACCTGATGCGTCAGGGTATATTCTAATCGAGTGATTAGGGTATTTCTCCTTGATAATTCTAATCATATTTGGCGTATCATATATGCCTTTAAACTCATCGACAGCGTGCCAGACTGTTCCACGTGAAACATATACCACCGCGCTCATGTTGGTTACGTTAAAGTCCATCCCTATGTTAAGCAGCTCGCCATCGTTAACGGTCTCAGAGCTGCGACACGCTATTCGGTCATATGCGCTATAAACCGTCCCACTTTGCAGATTGACAAATTGACCTTCGAGATATGCCGCCAGAAGGTTTGACGGGTAAATGTCTGTCAGTGATTGAATGTAGCCTTCAGGCAAATATGGATTGCTTTTTGTTGGCGCTTGAATTATTTGGTAACCTGGCTTTGGGTTTTTCTTCCACGTCTCGTAAACAAACTTAAACCCTTCTGGCGTTGTTGTTACGCCTACGGAATTGGCACTGCCATTAATCTTTTTTTGTCGATTTCGAGCAACGATCTGTCGCCAAGCATATGCCGCATCATCAGGCTTCATCGTGTCCAGCTCATCAACATCAGCATCTGCATGCTCATAGCCGATAATTCTGTGAGGAGCGTCCATTGATCTGAAATATATTTTTCCCTTACCGCCAATCTCAATGTAGTTTAATGGCGACTTATACAATCGATAAGGAATGCCCATTTCTTCCAGCGCTTGCTCAAACCTTGGGAAAGCAATCATTCTGATTAGATCATAAGTTGGAGCATAAAAGCCTCGATCACAATCAGGGTTAATCAGCTTGCCTATAATACTTCGCTTGACCGCCGCCTCAGTCTTTCCTGCACCAAACCCCGCTACCAATGCGGGATATCTTGCCTGACTCATGATGTACTCAAACTGAGGGCTTGTAGGCGCTATATCAGCCATTTGGGTTGATTATGTTAATGCTGATTGGATTGTTGTCTGTTGTTATGTCTTGGTGGTCGCGTTGACCAAGCAATTGTTTGCCCAGCCAGATAGCCATCGTTGCGGAGTTTTGTTCGTCCATGATTTGCATTTGCTTGCGCCTTACAGACAATTTGCCCAGGCCTCTGCCTTGATCAATTGCCTGTTGAAAATCAACCTCATCTGCGTATCGACGCTCTATGGTCTTTTTATCACACCCAAAGAATGCTGCAATCTCTTCCATCGTACAATTCAAACGGCACAACCGTTTCAATTCTTCTACATCAATTTCTATTCTTGGCCTACCCACAGGGTTAGTCATGATTTTCTCTTTTATATAGCGACAAAATTATCAGTCAGTCTATCGTTACATGGTTACATAAATCATCAGATGAAATAGATTGGAGCGTGCAGGTCGGAATCGCACCGCCCAGATTAGAGGGGCTCTCTAACTCCTGCTTTTTTGCACGCCTTTGTTTGATCGATTTTTTCTTACCTAAATACATTCCAGCGTTCCGTTTGTCAATCTCTTCAAACGGTATAATCGGCACTGTTAAATTTTGCCTTTCTGATTCGTCCAGAAATTTTATGTATCGCAACTGGTGACCCGCCAATCTTTCTGCGCCACTCATATCTCTTTTGGACGTTCCATGAATCGCTACAATTTCGCCAGATGGAAGACGAGCAATTGTTGAGTTTTTGTTAATTGAGGTTAACACAAATCCACTCGCCCTATAAATCGTGCCGTCTCCGCATTGAGTTCCATCAGCAAAGCTGACTACCCATTTGATTTGACTGTATTGTTTTTTGATTATTCTCATACAGACAGCAATTGCGCGACTTTCGCTGAACTTTGGCAGCAAAGGTCCAAAAGCCATTCGGTTTAATTCTATCATATCGCCCCACTTTGAGCCTTTTACAAGAGGCAATAGTTTTCGGCGATCTATTGGAGGCCCAAACTGTAAGGCTCCCTCAAGTTTGTCATTTATAAATACGCCAAAGTTCAACTGGCTATTTTGTGTCGCTTTACCTGAATAATGATACTTCTGAATTATTGCTGCTGCAGCGTGTTTTTTTATCAGCTTTACCTGTATTTCTTTAGCGCTTGGCATTTTCTAGCCATTGCTTGCAAATAAATGTAAGAGCATTGCCGTTTGAATTATCGTTGATTCCTTCGTCTATCAATGGGTTACTCCTAGCCTTTAAAACTGCGTCATCAATTAAAGATACTTGTTCATCATGTAATGTAAACGTTTTTTTCTGGAACGGCTCTTTATCTCCGTCAATAAGCTCTGGAAACTCTCCATCTATGTCTGTCAGTGTTGAAAGCTCTTTAAAATCAAACCCAAGTAAATCTAAGTCAAAATCCATAGAGCCAAGCAAATCGATTTCCAATCTTAAAACATCCAAGTCCCATCCAGCATTCAAAGCCAGTTTATTGTCCGCAATAACGTATGCTTTCCGCTGGGCTTTTGTTAAGCCCTTTAGCGTGATAGTAGGCACTAACTTAATGCCAAGCTCTTGTGCAGCCTGAAGCCTTCCATGACCGGCTATAATGCTATTGTGCTCATCTATCAATATCGGATTGGTGAATCCAAACTCTGTCATGCTGCGCTTAATCTGATCTACTTGCTGCTGGCTATGAGTGCGCGAATTATTCTCATATGGGACTAAATCGGTCGCCGATATATATTCAATTTTTAATTCCGACATTATTTTCCCCCAAATTTACCAATAGCAGCTCCCACAATTTTATCCATATGCGGTGCCGCAAAATAAAAAGCCAAGATTAGCATCATTGCCCCAGTCATTGAGTCGGCCCGCTGCCCTATTGCTAAAGCAGATTGAGACACCTGAGACCTGAGAGATGCGTCTATCCATACCACTGCAAGGTCAAGCCCTGCGGATATCAGGTACATCATCAGCCAGACAAGCGTGATAATCAATGCAATCAATCGTCTCGCTATGTTCTGGCCCTGTGTGTTTTTCATCCAGTCAACGATCATCGACCTGGCTTCTGCCCTTTCCTTGGCGGCATCTACTGCTTTCTCTTCATCAGTGTATACCAGCGCGTCAAAGCCCTTGGTGATACCCCCTATTGCGGCGTCCATGACCTTCTCGCTGCCGAATAACTGACCAAGAATGCCCATCAGCTCAACGTCCCTTCCCTAACTATCAACTCCTCCTTGTCGAAGCCAGCTGTCATCAGGTAAAAGTTTTCAATCGCCGCCTTGCTGCTTGATACGCCTTGGAGCTGAGGAAACAGGCCCATACCGAGGCCGATGCAACCAATAACGTCAGCAGGAGTATTAGCGACGTGAATGAGTATATGACTGCGGCCAGTAACTGCAGCAACTTCCCACGTCCCTGGTCCAAACCTCGGGGAATCGACACGGATAAGTTGGTAGAAGCCTGTCGGG